AATGAGATGCGTAATCGTGGCTTAGACATTACATTATTTATAACAACTGCTCAAGTTAAGGAATTACACCTTACTAAAGCACTTGAATTGATTTGTATGGCTAAACGACAAGATGCTGATACTGATGATATTTATCACGAGTCATATATGGTCTTTAAGGAAAACTACGAAAGTGAGTTGACCACATTAAAGGCTGATTATGATACTGATGAAGATGGTACGATTGAAGAAGCTGAGAAGAAACAGTCTAATCAAGTGGTATTGACAAAATGATTAGTCTGCTTAAATCAAAAGGCTATAAATTGACAAAGAATGACACGCTCAATAATCGTGAATTCCGAGAGTCTATCAAGGCTTATAGCATTAATGAAGAACGTTCAACATTTGCCGAACAAGTGTATGACCATTTAGAAGAATACGAATTGTATTTAGATGAAAGGTTATATACCGACAAGAAGATGAAAGCGATTCTTGATGCTACAAGAGGTGAGGGAATTGAGGAAGCGGTTGTTGCTGTTGAACAGCAAGAGCGTGGTTATTTGATTACATTTACAACAACTAAAATAGGAGTTACATAATGGCTATTCAAGGTTATAACGGTAGTGCTACTATTGCTTCTGGTGCTATGGGCAACGCTAAAGCGTGGTCTTTAGACATCAGTCAAGAAACAGCGGATATTACCGACTTTGGTTCTAACGGTTGGAAAGAATCAGCAACAACTTTAAACAGTTGGTCTGGTTCAATTACAGCAATATTTGATGCAAGTGGTACAGCTGAGGGCGCATTACAAACTGGCTTAACTGGCGGTTCAGTAGTGGCTTTAGACTTACAGCTTGGTGATGGTACTGGCTCATACGATAAGTATTCGGGCAATGCTAACATTACAAGTCAAAGCGTTACAAATGATGTGAACGGTATTGTGGAAGTTACTTTCAATTTTGAAGGTACTGGCGCACTAACAATCGCATAATTTTACGGGGATTAAGTTCCCCGTTTTTATTTATAGAATATGAATAAATTATTAAAAGCACTCGAAAAAGAAAGTACAGATATTCGTTCAGCCGATATGATGGTAAACGGTGAAGTTCACCAAATCTATTATCGTGTTATGTCTGGAGATGACCACGCACGAGCGTTAGAGTTATCTAAGCGGACGAAAACAGTTAAAGAGGTTGATGGTTCAACTGCTGACTTAACTTACTATGATGACGATTTACTGCGTTGCCATATTATCTACTTTCAACTACTCAATAAAGAGGGTGAACGTGTTTTTAATAATTTAACTAAAGTTAAGTGGATTAAAGATAATATTACTTATGAAACGGCTAGTTATTTGGCTGCTGTTATGGGTCTTAAATCTGTTGGCGATATTATTGAAGAACAACAAGAAGTTTTAAAAAAGATGAATGGCTAAAGGCTAAGGCATTTCTTGCCTTTGAACTTCATAAGACCATCTCCGAAATTAACGCATTGCCGATGTCTGAAATTGGTACACTAATGGCATACAAGATTAATGCTAACAAAGAGGTAAAAGATGGCTGAAGCTGATTTAAGTTTTAAGATACTTGCTAACGGAAAACCCGCTGAGAAAGCAATTAAGGGTGTTTCTAATAAGACAGAACAATTAGGTGACCAGACTGAAGCAACTGGTAAACAGATGGATTCATCACTTGATAAGATGAAAACAAGCTGGATTGCTGTTGGTGCGAGAGTTGCTGCTGTTGGTGCTGCTATGGCTATTACCGTTCAAAAGGGTAATGAGTTTGATAAGATGGCTGCTGGTTTATCTGATTCAATGAAAGACTTCGCCCACGAAATGGCTGGAGTTAGTGATACAACGGCTGATATTATCGCTGGTATGCTTACATCGGCTCAAACTGCTGGTCTTAACGAAGATGCCATGAAAGGTTTAGTTGAGCAAGCATTAGCATTAAAGGCGGCTTATCCACTTGAATCGTCTGAAGCATTCAATGAAAACTTGATTATGCTAAACACATCAACAGAAGTACAAGGCTTCTTAGTTGATATTATGGAACAGCGTTTAAAGGCTGCTGGTTTAACCATTAAAGATATTGATTTATCTACACTTTCATTAGCACAAAAACAACTGTTATTAAATAGCGCAATTGAGCGTGGTAATAGTATTCTTGATGCCAATAAATATAAAGCAGTTGATGAAGCAATGGCTAAGTGGGGTGAAACACTTACAAAAGCTGGTGATGGTTTAGTTTATATTGCTGAAAAATCAATGCTATTAGGCTTGGTGACTAAAGTTATTAGTTCGCTTAATGTTGTTGTTCAATCATTCGTTGGTGGTATTAATGATTTAAGTTTAGGCTGGGCGCAATTAAAAGCGCTGATTGATGACACACCAGAGAAACTTGAGAAAGTAAAATTAGCAAAGTTGGCTGTAGCTAAGTCTGATTTGGCACTTGCTAACGCATTAAAAAACGTAACTGGTGAGTTTGAGTGGCTAGATAAAGAAGTTGAAAAAACAAAAGTGTTAATTGATTCTTTAACAGATAGTAATACAAAGCTAAATGAAGCATCACAATTAACTACTGAGCAAATAGCCGACCTTAAAAATACAATGCTTGAAGCTACAACGGCAACGCAAGATTTTAGCGTTGAACTTGATGCGGTTAGTGATACTGGTAAGAAAACAGCTGACACTATTGCAAATGGATTTGCCGATATGATGATGGGTGTTAAAGGCTCATTTAAAGCAATGATTAGGTCTATCGTTCGTGATATGATTTACGCTGCTGCCAAAGCAAGAATATTAAAAGCTATTGCTGGATATAATGCTCCAACTGGCTTTACTGGTGATATTCCAATGGGAACAACTCCAGCGGCTGATTTAACGCCTTGGCATGGTCAGACAGAATCATTTGTAGCAAGTGGAGGTGGAACAATAACACCGATTGAATCATTCCACGGTGGTTATCGTTCAGACGAAAGACTTGCTAAATTACAAGTAGGCGAATCAGTTATTAATCGTGCTGGTTCAGCAAGGAACGGTGAAGCAATTGATGCTATGAATGCTGGTCAAAAGATTGGTGGCGGTGATAATATCCAAAACGCAAACATTACATTCCAAGTACAAGCATTTGATTCTGCTTCATTTCAGCAAGGAATGGTACAAAATCGTGCTACAATTGTTGGCGTAGTTCGTGAAGCATTTAATCGTAACGGTAAATCGGTGGCATTATGAGTTTTCCCACATCTCCAACAGCCAGTTCAATCAAGATTACTGGCATTAGCCCGACACTAACAAGTGTTACTCATTCATTAAAAAGACAAGCGCGTTCTCGTGGTGGTCAAAGATGGTTGATTGAAGCTGGTTATCCAGCAATGACACGAAGTGAATTTGCGCCACTCTGGGCGTTCGTTAATGCTCAACAAGGGCAATATAACACCTTTACTTATAAACCGCCTATATACAAAGATACGAGCGGTACAGCTACTGGTACATTGCTTGTAAATGGTGGTGATAGTGCTGGTGACTCAAATATCACTTGTGACGGCTTAACTGGTACTTTAAAGGCTGGTGATTTTGTTAAATTTGCTGGTCACGATAAAGTTTATACATTGACTGCTGATGCCACTACTTCGTTAGCAATTGAACCACCATTAATGAGTGCGGTAGCTGATAACGAAACTGTTACATACAATGATGTACCGTTTACTATGGCATTTCAAGACGATAAGCAAGAGTTGTCAATGGGTGTTGACCAGTTGGTCGGTTTCTCAATCAAATTAGTTGAGGTTGTTTAATGGATAGGGGTTCAACGTCAGCATTTCAAACTGAAGTTGTTAAAAGTAATAATAGACCAGTTCATCTTGTTGAAGTTTACTTTGATGATGAAACGGTTTATATGACTGATGCCTTTAAAGATATAACGTACAACTCAAACAGCTATACGGCAGTCGGTCATTTTATGGGCTTTTCAGATATTGAAGAAGCTGCTGAAGTGATTGTTTCAAGCGTTACATTGTCATTAGGTGGTATTGACCAAGTATGGATTAGTCGTGTATTAAACAAGGCTTACATTGACCGTACTGTTAAGATATACACCGCCTTTTTAGATGATGCTTTAGCGTTAATTGTAGACCCAGTATTAATCTTTGAGGGTCGTATGGATACACCAACGATTCAAGAAGACCCAGATAGTGGCAAATCTTCAGTTAGTGTTAGTGCTACTAATAGTTGGGTGGACTTTACCCGCAAGACTGGCAGACATACCAACCACGAAGAACAACAAATACACTTCGCTGGAGATAAGGGCTTTGAGTTTGCTTCTGAAATTGTTAAAGATATCACATGGGGCAAGGCGTGAATCCAAAGTCAGAGATAGCATTACATAACTACGTTCAAGAGGAAATTGGCAAACCGTTTAAATTCGGTGTTAATGATTGCCCTTTGTTCGTTGCTGGTGCTATTGATGCGATGTATAAAACATCTTTAAGAGATGAATATACTGGCAAATGGAAAGGTCAAAAGTCTGCTTGGAAGTACGCTAAAAAGCACGGTGATATATCTGAACAATTAAAATCCAAGGGTTGTGTTAATGTAGAATTGACACATATTCAAACGGGGGATATTATTGTTATGGAACAAAAACTAGCACACGAGAAATACTGGCGTTCAGTCGCTGTATGTTTAGGCTCAACAGTTGCGATTGTTAGAGATGATATTGGCGTTGACATTGTGACGATTAACCAAGTTCCAAACTTAACCGAGGTATTAAGGTGGCAGTAACAGCAATTGCGATTGGTTCATCTTATGCTGGTGCTTATGTAGCTGGTGCTGCTGTTACTGCTGGTTATTTCGCCACATCATCTATTGCTTATGTAGCAACGGCAACGATTGTTAGTATT